GTTGAGAACCTACTCTATATATTAGTCTTCGAGTCTCCGAACTTTTTTGATAGGAGGAGTATAATCATAATAAAAATATTGTCTACCAATTCTTGGTACACTTGTTCTCCACCCATCAACATGCATAAATCCACTTTCACTTGATGTTGGATGTTTGTCAATAATAGATTCATCCTCCCCATCCCATTCCCATGGGGTACATGAATCTACTGTCAAAATTGGAATATTACTGCTGTAAGCAGACATTCTTAGGAAAGCATCATGCCACTTATCAAATACAGGAAATATTGCTGGATCAATTCCTTTGTTTCCATTAGTTGCATGAAACAAAAGATCAATGAATCCAAGACTTTGGTATTGAGTTGTGATTGGACCCATTTTTGATTCTTGCCAACCCCAAAGATCATTACAAATTAATGCGCCAGCATGCCCAGTATCACCAAAATCAAAACAACTTAATGTTTGCCACTCTTGTCTTCCAAGAGCAGATTCACCGTTAACTACCATAGTTTTATATGTTATTGCACAAACCCACCCTTCGTCGTCGTAATGTCGGATTTCATTTCTAAAGACATCACCATAAACATCGTGTTCTTGAAACATTGTTCCAAGGTGCAAACAAACTCCAGAGTCTTTCTGATAATCTTCTACCTCTTTTAGGGCATCTTTAAGTTCATCTCGTTTTACTTCCCATCCCAACCATCCAGATAATGCTCCTTCTGGAGTCAAAAGATGTTTAACTTCATTTTCTTTTGCCCAATCAATTGCTTTAAAAATCTCCTGTTTATTTTTTTGAATATTTGTACTTACAGGAATTTGGGCACCAGCAATTCTAATAGACATATTAATAATAATAATTAAATTATATAGTCACTTTATTCTCATGTTAAATGCTAAACTTTTTCTTAATTCCTCAGACTTATGTACTCCAACTCCATGAAGAAGATGAGATGGAAAAATAATTAAGTCCCCTTCGGTAACATCAGGGAAAAAGGTATCTGCCATTTCATTTGAAAATATTTCTCGAATCCATACATCGGAGAAATCATTTCCATGCCTGTTTAAAAAATAAAACTTGGCAAAATCAATTCCAGAATTCATAAAAAACACACAAGATAAATCACTATCTCCATGTTGATGAACTTCTTGAAAGGATTCATATGAATAAGAAGAAATCCAAGGTCTTCCATAAAATTCAATGTATAATTTGCGATCTATATCTTCGCAGAATTGTTTAATACATGGTTCAATGAATGGAATAATAAAGTCATAATTGTCAATGTATTTTACATCAACATTGCAATTACTATTCCAATTACAATGACTATCAAAACTATCAAGATTTTTCTCAATAACTGATACTAATTCTTTGTAGTTTTTGATTTTATATTGTCCATAGAATGGACTAAAAAACAACTCATTGATCACTCAAGATCCCTCTTTTGTTCATTATGTTTTTTCCACATCTCAGCAACCATATCAACATTATGTCTTACTGGTTGATGGATAGGAGTAGCATTTTGCCACTTATCAATCACTTCTTGTGTAGGGACAGCAATTCGGAATGGAGTATCATCTTCAATGAACTCTTTGTTCATATCAATGTATGTTTGAGGAGTGATCTTAATCTTTTTCATTTTTCAACCAGCAAGGTTTGCATAATGAATTCTTGTATCTTTTCTCGGACGGGACATAGCATCCAACTTGAGGACACTGATTCGCTGGAACCATTTTACCACATCCAGAGCATTTTGTCTCCCACATTTTCATCTGTTTCCTTTCTTCATGTTTTCAAAAGCACTCAACCATTGTAAATTATCCAAATGGTGGAAGGTAGGTTTTGAATTATCGGGATCAATGTGGTCTACCTGCATAGAAAATCTGATATATTTTTTTACTATTTGAGGAACAGAATCCCATATATCAACCAATTCTTCTGGAAGATTTTCTTCCAATGGTTTGAAGGTCTCCATCAATGCTCTATGAGACTGGACACCAAAATATTTGTATCCACTATCATACTGCCTGTAAGTATGAATTTTACTCAATCGATAGAGAATATATTTTCCATGCTTTGTTCCTGCTCTCTTTACCATAGGACTACTATAGCATACATTTTCCAGAGATAGATCACTATATCGATTCAAGCCTTGCGATTGTCTAGTAGAAAACAATTCTCCTTGTGTGTTGATATAATATCCAGGACATGTATGCCCCTCATAAACTAATTCTTCAATTTCGTTTTTCACAATGTTCACTCTAATAAATTTCTCCTTTAATAATTTGTTCACGATTTTCTAGCTTCCATACAATGTATTCCATCGTTGGTACACACTGGGGGTTCCAACCTACGAACCCATGTGTCTCGCCAGAGTTTACAATCCAACAGGGTGAATCATCATTCTCAAGGTCTAGTGACTCACGGTATGCTTCATCACCAAACATAACAACTGCTCGCTCTGCCTGGTTCAAACTAGTGAAGCAGGTGAATGCATTCTTCTTAATGATATCAG